TAATGTTGGTGAGTTTAAATCTCCTGGCAATGCAGTTTTGGCAATTGGTGAAGCTCATAGATGGGATTCTTTTGTCTCTATTAGAGAAATCAATTTTATGTATATGGTTTTTAAAATGATAAGTGAGGGTACAGTGTGAGGGTTAGAGCATGGTTTAGGGCATTGTATTTGTGAGGGAGAATATGGCACCTAGAGACAGACATGAATTAGATTGTTTGCATTTAATGCAAAAGCCAATGTGGGAAGTTCATGCTTGGTTAGATGAAATGAATCGGGTTTTCCCATTTCAACTTTTCTATGACTATCATCGTTCATTCAGGCATAATTCCTGGGGAGTACAACAGTGCTTTGAGATGTGGGGTTCAGATGGAGAAAAAGCTGCACGTATTCATTTATTAAGAGATTGGTTTCCAGAAGTATTAATTAAGTATATGAATTTGGCTGAAGCATTGAGACAATCTGCTGAAGCTTTGATTCATTTTAATTTAATGAGTGAAGATGAATATAACCATCCTTTACCAGCACAGTTTAAGCATTGGAGAGAATGGATGAATAATGGAATGAGCATGGTTGAATGTGCAAAGAAAGATGGATTATTTGATAGAGGTTTAAGTACATGGCAAATAAAAAGAGCAGGGGAAGTGAAGACCTTTTCTCATATCTAAATATGGTTTTGAATAAGGTGAGACCGGAGAACACACCTGTTAATAAAACAGCTTGTAATCCTTATATGCTCTCTATGTATCTAGCTCATGAAAAAGATTTAATAGATATTGTTCAGGAAATGAATAAGATCCAGTTCTCGTTACCAGAGGGTAGGGAGCAAATTGTTTTTGAATATTACTTTAATAAGATTCCATTTGGCAGACGTTTTATTAAATGGACAAAGAAAGCTAAAGCTGATAAAAAGAGAGAAGAGCAACTTAATGAGATAATGTATGAGCTAGATGTTTCTGAGATAGAAGCAGATAAGATTTTAAAGGTGATGGAGAAATGCCGTATCTGAAGTGTAAGAAGTGTCACCATGAATGGGAAGGATCTAAAAATTCTAAATGTGATTGGTGTGGTGCAGGGGGGAGGATCTTAGAAGATAAAACTCCCTTAGAAAAAATGGTGGAGGATTTTTATGAAGCTAAATGTAGTAGAGTTTCAAAATGTATTGAGAAAGTCAACCTTTAATTTCTCAATAGAAGCAACTAACCTTAATATCACAAAGGATAGAATCAAATCCAGCATGATTAATAAATACAATACTGGAATTACTATTATTGATATTGAGAATAAAGCAATAACAGAAATGGAAGATGATGAAATTGTTTTAAACTTTTTAGATCCAGATCAGAATCTAATGCCATTTCTCAATCTAATTGATGTACCGGAAGTTAAACTTAAAGTATTTGAAGACAAAATTGCCATATTTGTTGGTAGATCAAAACAGACAATTCACTTCTGCACACCACAAAAGAAAAGAATGTTTCACTCAGAAGCTACACTAAGAAGTTCAGAGTACTTTGCTAATATGAATTTGTCTGATGGTTCTTTTTTCGAAATGTGGGATAAGATTAAAAAAGTTGGAACCAGATTTGGTAAAGTGTATTTCAATGTAGAGAAAGGAAATCTTACGGTTGAGTCTACCGATAAAACCAACAAGTTTTCCAATTCCATAAAGTTCATATTATCTAAGATAGAGGAAATTGAAGATCTATCGTTATGCTTTGAGTTTACAGACATTGCAAACCTGATGAAAATAATAGGCATGGATTTCTCTCTTAACTTTTCTTATTCAAGTGACCATGGGCTAGGTCTGCTCCATGCAAGCAAAGAGGATGGGTCTGAAAACTTTTTTCTCATGTCTAAAAAAGAGTAGTTAACATTTTTATTTTCGTGTGGTATGATGTAACCATCTAGAAAAGAAAATGTTATATTATATTGAATTTTGGTGAAAGGAGAATCATAATGGAACAAGAACAAAGATTTTGGGATCAAAGCACTGGTAGGGAACCTGTTGGTGATGTTTTTGAAAATATCCCAGAAGGAACTACATCTATATATGTAAACGGTGCTTATGTAGATGTAGATCCAGGTGCTCCATTTGTCGAGACAGTTCTTAGAGCAGCAAACAATGCTCACCTTGGCAAGTTCAGAGTATTTCATGCTAATGGTATTCCTGGTTTTGGAATTGGAGAAGAAATTGAATCTGATGATGAAAGAGTACCTGAATATTTTGATGATGGTGTTAAGGTTGAATTGAGACCTTATGATGAAGCTTCAGCTTCTTAAAAGTGACTTCCTTCCGGTGAAGAGCAGACTGACATTTTCTCTCTTCATTTTTTTCCTCCTTTCCTTCGTGCATGGTGGGGGTTAATAGCCCCCACCGTTTTTTAAATTAGGAGTATAGCTGTGAGGTTTAATAGAGGTAGAAAATCAACAGAGATGTCAGTAGACCTTAAAAAACTAGATGTAAGAAAAAAAGCAAAAGAGGATATTGACTATCTTTTTACTCATATTGATTCTATTAATATAGATGATATTAAGAATGAGGAAGTGCATCTTCGTCTAGGTAATAGAATTTATAAACTTGTTTGTTCAGGTGATATTGATGAAACCTACATGGAAAACAAGATAAGGGATGATTTTAAGAATAGATTAACTGAGAAGCTAGAGTCCATCAAGAAAAAGATTAATACAAAGCTTAATCAAATGTCAGAATTTGTTGCTGCAATTAAAGAAGATTATAGAGACAAAGAAAAAGAATTGCAGTCAAAATTAGACAATGTTATAGTAATGCCAGAAGTTACATTCGAACATGCCAAAAAAGGTCTATCAGTTATTAGAGGTAGTGGGCCAAATAAATATTATTGGCTTGTTCAAGGTGTGTATTGGCCAAAATATGTTGACCATGAACCAATAGATCCAGAATTTTCTGTAGGTCTTATTACTCCTGTTATTATATTGGTTGAGACCAATAAAAATAAGATCATAGATGTTTCTGTTAGAAAGCCAATTGGTCTTACTCGTTTCCCACAATATCATACAATAACACATGATCGTGAATGTTGGGGAACTTGGAAGTATGAAAGAGAGTGGAGAACTCCAACTGATATAATCAAGATTGCACAAGAAGCACAAGTTATATTGGAGAACATAAACTCAGGCTCACTTGGCAACAGAACACCAAGTGGTCTTCCAGGAATTGAAACAGTTAAAAGACATGTTAGAAAAAGTGGCAAATTGAAAGATACCAAATTGAACAAAAGAGAAGAGAGAATGGGTGTGTCTCCACAACAGACTCATGTAGATGGTTCTAATTTTTGGAGTACTTAAAATGTCACTCTATCATAGACAGGAAAAGCTGGATCTTAATGTAGATCATTCTGTAACTATTGCAGGTTGTGGTGGTATTGGTGCATGGTTAGCTATTTTTGCAGCAATGTCTGGAATAAAAGAGCTTATCCTTTTTGATCCAGATACACTCGACATCACTAATCTAAATAGGTTACCTTTCCCAGAAAAATGGTTAGGCAAGAATAAAGCAGAATGTACTAAAACCTACATTAAGTCTATCAGACCTGATAGCTATATTAAGTCATTTCCATTTCCATTTCAAGATCTTTTCTATACTAAAACAGATTGGCTTGTGGATGCCACTGATAAATACAAAACACAATTGATGATTCAGGAAACAGCAAAGAAGACCAAATCTAATTATTTCAAAGTTGGTTATGATGGTCTTCATATATCAATCCATAATAAGGTTGCAACATGGGGAGAAGAGCATGATGGATATACCATCGTTCCTAGTTGGGTAGGGTCTCCGGTAATTGTTGCAGCACTTGCAATTGCAAAGATAGTTAGATATCCTGCAAAGGAAATATCTTGTAATTTGCATGATCTTTTTATTTTTAGATAGAAAGGATATAAAATGGCTAAACATTGGGAAGTTCAATTAGATGTAGTTAAAGACTGTAGCAAGGGTCCAAAAAAGCAAGTTGTTTGGTTAGGTCGTTTGGCTAAACTAAAAATAGACCTTTTAATGAAGAGGTTTAAAAATCAAGAGTGGCTTGCTTATTTGTTAGGTGATGAATATAGAGTAGCTGATATTTTTATTCCAATACAAAGAGCAAGTGAGACTTTTGTTGGTAATGTTGAATGTGAAGAGTATAATAAACTTCGTGTAATTGGTGTTATGCACTCTCATCACAAAATGCAAATAGACTTTTCTGGTCATGATCATGACTTCATTAACTCTAATCATAATCTGTCTCTATTGGCCAATATGAATGGCAACAAGTCATATCAGATTACAGGTCAAGCTAGAATCCAGGTTCCATGTGGTGCTTTGTATATAGTACCTGCTGATGTAAAACTTGATCTTGAAGTGGATGGATTTGATAAGAGTGCTTTTATGGAAGAGGTAGATAAGAAAGTCAACCCACCAAGAGAAGAGCCACAACTACCACAACTACAATGTACTCCTACAGTTTGCTATTGTGGTAATTGGGAAAACTGTAAAGGTTGGGGGTTGGTGCCTTTACATGCTAAGACCTTTCCAACTCATTCTTCTGATTGTCCATGTACAGCTTGTGTTCGTGATAGAAGGGAGTATAGAGAAAAGTGCAATAGACAAAAGGAAAAGATATGGACAACTGAGCCTGAAAAAACTGAGCCTGAAAAAACTGATTACTCCTACACCACTGAAGGTGCATGGGTTTGTGAGGAATGTAGTAAGCTTAATTATGAGAGTGAAGGTGAAAGGCTAGAAGAGTGTGTATGGTGTAACTCTCCTAGAGAAGATGAAGAAAAAGATGATGCAGAAGAAGAAAAAGAAATTATTGCAATAGAAGATTTAATTGATGGTATTAAAGAGGATTTAGAAGAATTTAATAGTCTTGCTGCTATTGATCCAGAAAATAAAATAAAGTTTCAAAGTAGAAAGTATCTGGATATAGAAGAAGATCTGGCCAATGAGCAGATCCTAGATAGGGCAATTCAGAAAGTTTCAAAATATCTGTTTCTCATTAAGAGACTTGATGAAGGAGGATATAAACAGGATCTAGATCATTTTGTTAGTATACTTTCAGTTGACTATGCAGAGAAGGAAGAAAGTCTTCGTGATGAAATTGCAAGTATAATATTAGAATTGGAAGATCAACTTGAGGAAAAAAATTTGAAAGAATAGTAAATAAATAGTTAACAATTGATTTTATCTATGTTATACTTGTAAATACTTTTGATAATATAGTTCTTTGAAAAGTTAGCAGTGATGCCGTAGGTAAGAGATACTTCGACATTAAAGTGACGAATCCAACTACTTGGCATCAGAGCAATTGCCCTTAGACCTTTGCAATGCATCGGCTAAGAGGTAGAGCTACTATGCTTATGACTCTCCTGGTGTGGAGAGACTAATAAATACACCACTACTCCCTAAAGTAGTCCAGGGGATGAAACAGGGGGGATAGCTCTTGTCGAACATAGCTCACTGCTTCTTTTTATCTAAGGTGTATTCCTTGCCGTAAATTAATTGCAGGAGGTGTCTTATGGAAAATCAAAGAATTACTACCAACTATGAGGGTGATCTTGCCTTCAGCCTTACTCCAGAACTAGAGTTCTATTCTAAGGTATGTACAACCTCTTTGGTTCGTACTTTCTATGTACCAAGTACCAATGATCAGTTAAACTCTCTTAAGTCACTCATTCGTAAGCTTGATCCTGAGTTTGTGGCTAAGGTAGCAGTATATGCAAGGGAGAAGATGTATCTTCGTACAATCCCAATGGTGCTAACTGTTGAATTGGCAAAGGTTTATAGTAAGTTGAAGAAAGAGAAAAGGGTCTCCCATAGAGATGATCTTATTCGTAGGCTTGCAGGTCGTGTGATCCAGAGAGCAGATGAGATTACCGAAATGCTTGCATACTATGCAAGGGCAAATAAGGCTAATTGGGAAGTTCTTGAAGAATCTGGCCTTACCAAAAAATTGGGTAGACTTTCCAAACAGCTTCAATATGGTATAGCAGATGCTTTTGAAAAGTTCGATGAGTATCAGTTTGCAAAGTACAACAGAACTGATAAGGAGTTTACTTTTACTGATGCATTGTTTGTTGTGCATCCTCAAAGAACTTCTCAGGAGAGAAAAGAGCTTTATCAAAAAATAATTGATGGTACTCTTGAAACTCCTTACACTTGGGAAACAGTAATCTCTGAAGCAGGGAAATCTGGTAAACCAATGAAGGAAGCATGGGAAGAATTGATAGATTCTAAGAGAATGGGTTACATGGCAACTCTTAGAAACCTTCGTAACATGCTAAAGCATGAAGTGTCTACTGCACATATCGAAAAGGTATGCAACTATCTTAGAAATCCAGTTGCAGTAAAGAGGTCTAAACAATTACCTTTTAGATATCTAGCAGCATATAGAATGCTCACTGGTAAGCCAGAGAGAAGATATGGATGGGGCAGATCTTATGATCCAGGTCCAGTTAGAACTTATGAGAATGACCATACAAGAATGATTGTTGAAGCCCTTGAAGATGCAGTACTAGCTTCAGTTGAGAACATTCCAGTATATGCACATGAGACCGTTCTTCTTGCAACAGACGTATCTAGCTCTATGCAAAGTCCATTGAAGATCATCGGTGAGTCTGAACAAGAAAGAAAGAGAAGACTTAAGAATCCAGAAGGTTCTATTATAGAGCAATATGATATCGGTGCTGTTCTTGCTATGATGCTTGCAAGTAAGTGTGAGAAGGCAGTTGTGGGTATGTTTGGTGACCACTGGAAACCAGTTAACTTCCCAACTCGTAATATCCTTGCAAATGCAAATGAAATTCATAAGAGAGAAGGTGAAGTTGGTTACTCTACTAATGGCTATAAAGTCCTTGAGTGGGCAATCAGAAATCAAGACAAGGTAAAGTTCGATAGAATCTTTATCTTTACAGATGGTCAACTTTGGGACTCCACTGGTAGATATCAAGGCCAAGGCAGATATCATAGATTGTGGAAGCAATATAAGCAAATTCATCCAGAAGCAAAGATGGGTATCTTCAATCTAAATCCAGCAGGTGGAACTTCTGTTCCAGTAGATGTTGCTGCTGGTGATGCATATCTAATCTCTGGATGGTCTGACAAAATCTTTGATGTCTTGAAGAGCCTTGAAGAAGGTCATGAAGCATTGAAGTTGATCAAAGAAGTAGAGTTGTAATCAGGAGAGACAGACTTTCGTGGATTGATTTTTCTCTCTTGATTCATATAGCCCCCTAGCAGGTTTGTATCCCTAGCTAGGGGGTTTTTTATTTTCCCTCCTATTAATAATATAATTCCCTATAAAAATTTATAAATATTAATGACAATAAGGGGAGAGGTTTGTCTATGGCAAAAGTAGGTAAAAAGGCAAAGGGTCAAGGTAGACGTAAACAAGGAAAGAAGAAAAGAAAGGCAATGAGAAAGAAGGGCAGATGAAGTTCCTAAGATATCTAACGGAAGCTACAGTATTAAAGACTCTTAAAGGCTCTAGAATAGCAAGGTCTAAATATGGTGTTGGTAAGGATATTGGAGGATCATTATATCTACATAAGAACTATGTTAATGTCATACCGAAAGACCAATTTGAAAGAGCAGAAGCAGTATTGTTTGATCAATATCCTGGTTTTGATTATAACACTGTAAGATGGGATTATAAAAAGGGATCTATTGCATTCTATAATTCACCTGATTTTGACAGATCACATGAACCAATTGCTGGTGAATATATAGTAGTTTCACCAAAAGGTGAAACAGTTCGAAAGAATGAAAAAAGAATCTGGCACCATAAATGGCAGTGGGTTAAAGATGATTATAGGGGATTTGATGTTAATAAAGCCATAGAGAGATCTAGAGAGTGGTTGTCAGTTCCAGATATAGATTTTTCCAGAATAGGGAATGCTCCATTCTGGGATGATTTTTTAAGAAAGAATAATTTAAGAGGTAGAATGGAGGTATAATATGTTAAGAGATCTAGAAGCAAAAATTCCTGGTGCTCCGAATTTTGAATATTGGGAGTTTATAAAATCTGACACAGCAATGAGACTAGGAATCGTAAATGAACCAAATGAAGCACAATGGCAGAACATAGAAAAGCTTGCAGTTAATATTCTTCAACCTGTCAGAGATCGTTTCGGAAGAATAAATTTAACTTCTGGTTTCCGTTGTCCTGAATTATGCATTGCAGTTGGTAGTTATAAAATTATAGATGGTAAGAAAGTTGTAACATCTAATCATCAAAGGGGTGAAGCTGGAGACATAGAACCTGATAATACACGTATTCCATTACTAGATATTTTGAATTTCATCTATAGTGAATGTGATTTTAGAGAATTGATTGCAGAGCATTTTCCTGGTGGATGGGTTCATGCAGCATACAGAGAAGGTGGTAATGATAGGATTCTTAAGTTAAAGGATGCTAATCATAATTTTGAAAGAGTAACGATTGAATATATTAATTCAATATATAAGAACAGACCAAATTAAGAGAGGTAAAAATGGCAGTAGGAAGAGGGGATATAGAAGCACAGCAAGATAATTTTGTAGAACCATGTGGTGCTGATTTTGCTTTTCGTACATGGAGAAATTATCCAACAAGTGAAGCAACACAAAGAATAAAATCTAGGAGATCTAGATTTGAATGTGAAACTTTACCAGGAAGATTTTTGTGTGAATATACTTATTTTAGAGATGATTTTAATGATGGTGTTATTGGTCCAGAGTGGGATGCAACTGCCAATGTTTCAGAACATGATGGTATAGTTGAATTTTTTGAAGCTACAGATTGTGAGATGCATTTAACTGGTGAACCAAAGTTAGGCTCTAATACTAATATTGAGTTTCTTTTGAAAATACTAGCAGTGCCAACATTTCCACAATGTACAATATGTTTAACACAGCTTGCAAATTTTCAAGCCAGTTCTGGAATTTATTATGATAATTCTGGTAATGTTACATTATGGTATAGACATCCAACTTTAGGTGGACCTTATTGTTGGAATGGCACTACATGGAATTTTGGATGGGCAACTATAGCTGGATGGACTTTTACAATTGATGAATGGTATAAATTACAGGTTTTGTCTGAGAATGATAAATGGAGATATGTTATTACAGACTCATCTAATGTTGTTAAACTTCAAACAGATCCAGTATTATGGACTGATATTGATGATTATCCAAATCTTTATTGGGTATTAGGATATGATGGACCAGGACCATCCCCAGATATGTTGATTGAATATTTTGAGATTTGTTATGATACACCATAGAAGAAACAGTTTCAAAGAATGTTTTACGGAAAAAATTCGACCTTTTAAAATTCCTAAAACATTTATTCCGAATAAGGTAAAAGGTAAGGAGGAAAATGTCATGTCACAAAAACAATGGTGGATTCGTGCATACCAGAAAATGTTTGAGAACCTTATCTCCATAAAGGTATGGGTTCTTGCTGGTAATGCTATTATTTCAGCATGGATAATATGGAAGTTTCAAACACCAGAGACTATTTCAAGTTTGTTCAGTGATTGGTGTGCATTCAATGGTGGTGTTGTTACTGCTATTATAGGAATGAGAGAAGCTTTCAAAGTTGCTATTATTAGGAATGGTAATGGCAATGGTGAAGAAAGAAAAGAAAAGAAAAAGGTTATGGTATAAAGGAGTGATATTATGGCAGCAAGCAATATTTTATTGGCAATAGGTGCTGGTGGTGTAATTGCTGTTATCGGATTCTTTATTTCTTCTGGCAAAGGAAGTGATATCCTAAAGGGCATCACTAACCTTTTCAGTAAGAAGCAGCAAGAGAAGATAGATGCAATTGAGGATCATCAGAAGACAGTTGAGGTTAACATAAAAGAAAAAGAAAAACTGGCAGTGGAGTCAAAGAAAAAAATAGTTGAGATCCAGAAAAAGGCTACTAAAGAGATTGAGGATATTGTAAAGGAAGATAACTTAGCAAGATTAGATCAGGAGATAAATGAAGAATGGGAAGATTTGTAAGAAAAATAGGTGTGTTTTTCTTAGTAGCTTTGTTCTTCTTGTCAAGTTGTGCTCCTGCTAAGTTTACTCCAGTAGAGCCTTTTAATCCAGAGTTTGATAAGACTCCATCCTATTCTTTGGATCTTGATTCAATTACTAAGCCAGAAAAGATTCAACCAGTTTATGTTAACGATGAGTTCAAGGAAGTTCCACCGGACCAAGCAAAGTTTGTTCTGCTTGTTCCGAAAGAGTATGCAAAAGTAGCTGCATTATTAAAGTTAGCAAAGGCATATAAAGAGATAGCAAAGGAACAAGAAGTATTGGTTAATATACATATTGATACAATTAATGCTCTTAAGGAATATATTAAATTGGAGCAATATAAAACAAAAGCATATCTTGAAATGTATGCTAACTCTGAAAATGCCTATAGACAGGAAGCATATTATCATAGACTAGATAATGCACTTAATAAAGCTACCTTTGCTACAATAGCAATTGGAGTTATTATAGCACTTATAGCATTATAATCAAGTGTTAAAATTTTTAATTGTGAGGTGATCTAATGGGGGTATTACGAAAAATGGCTAGTTTTTTAAAAGATAAAGAAGGAAAGTATAGTGTTTTAAAAATAGTTGTAACTGCTATTATAACAGCAGTTATAGGTACTCTAGTTAGCTTTTCTGTTAGTACTGCATATGGTAGATATGCATGGATGAGAGACCAGTGCTATAAGGTTGCTACCCAGGAGAAAGCAATTATTCAGACAGGTGAGAACTTAAATAAGCAAGTTGGTATTTTACATCAAAGAGTTACTACTGAAACAGATAAAAGAGAACATGCCGATGAGAGAATGATGGATCTGCTTATTAAGGTTCTAGAGCAGCAACAAAGGCAAGTTGAGATTCAACAGAAAGGTCTTGAGAAACAGGAACAATATATTATGGAGCAAAGGACAAGATGAAACTATTAGATAAGATAGACAACCTACTTCTTGAAGATAGTATTGTTGATGATTCAGAACAAATATTACTAGGAAGTAATACATGGCTTTTTGTAGTACATCCTCTATATGAAGATATTATTTACCCTATTAATACATTTTTGTCAGAAGATGAAAAGAACCATTTTCAACTATTGATGGAAATAACTAGAGAGGAAAAGCAAAGAAGGAAAGCACTTTTTAAGGCAGCAAAGCAGAAAGAGCCAGATAGTGAACGTGATAAAGCAGTGGAGAAAGCCTTTAATGATATTACAAAGAAATCTAGACAGGCTTTTCATGAACTAGATGAATTGGGTAAAAGATCTTTTATAGCAAAATATATTCTGCATGGTTTAGAAAAAACTAGTAAAGATGTTCCATGGGGAAGAGCAGATAGAACTACAAAAGAAATGTATTCAGATGCACTCCAAGGATATAAAGAGAAGCAAAGATTCGTTAATGATGTAATTGGTATGTACAAAGCCTGGATTGCTCAGAATAAGGAGGGGCATAAAAGATTAACACAAGAGATGAGCAAATTTAAGAGCCTTGTTGATCTTGAAGCCAGTATCGGTAGGAGCACTGATAGTTTTGTTACCAAGCTCTTTGAATATACTAAAGATAGGTTTGGGAAGGGATGGTTCCCAGAAGAAGCTTATTTAGAATTTCTTTTTAAAATAAGAACCAAGCAATATAATTCTCTTGCTGAACTGCAAAGTTGTATAAAACAATGGAATGCAATTCAAGGGAATACTAAAACAACTTGGTCTGTAGATATATCAACTGTTTGTCCAAAAAGAAAACAATTACTTGATATGATGAAGGATTGGTCACAGGCTCAAGATGATCTTGCAAAGGCTATAGAAGCTGGAGCAGACAAGGGTATGCTTAGAAAGCTGGAGCAACGTGAAAGACAAATGAGAGTCAATGAAGGCAACAATCCTACATGCATTTATTGTTATGTGGAAAGTGCAAGAGCAATTGCAGAGAAGAATCCTAAGTTCTTTTTGGCCAAAGCAGAGAAAGAAGGTTTGAGATATCAAGATACCTTTAAAAACTGGATTCAAAAAGAGAAAGGTGAGTGGGTTAGAGATAGAGAAGGTAATGTAGTTCTTAATAAAGTTGGTAAAAAGAATGTGGAGCTATTCAATAGAATGGGAGGATTGAGATTTTTTAGTTCTGGTGATTATATTGAAGATCAAGCCACTGATAAAGAAATAGATCGTATCATTGTAGATGCTGAGGAAGTTGGTCTCCAATTAAAAGCAATAACTAAATCAGAAAAATTTGTAAAGAAATTTGGTGGTAGAACATTTGGTAAAGGACCACTCAGAGGAAGACCTATTTTTAATATCAATATGTCTGTTGATGAGCAGAGGGGATTTCCTCTTCAAATAGCAAAGTATTATAAGAAACTTTATCCAGGCAATGTCAATATACGTGTTGTTGCTTTTAATCCCAAACAGGCAGCAGCATATTCTAAAGATCCAGATGTTGATGTTATTACTCTTCTGCATTTTGGTGCTAGAGGAAGAATGCAAAATCCAGATCTATATGTTAACATGAGTCCAGGAAGCAAAGGGTGGAAACTGGCTATTGATGCTATGAAAGAGGATATTCCAGAAGCAGATGTCAATAAGATCCTGTCTAAACTATGCTGTGCCACATCTAAGTGTGAGTCATGTCCTAATGCTTGTGGTTTCAATCCAAGAAGAGTTGCCGATTATACCCAATTAGCTAAAGGTGGAAAGAAAGTACTAAAGACAATAGTATGAGATTTCTAAAATATCTAACAGAGAAATGGGCAGGTTCATTTAAACCTCCAGCAAGAGCAGGAGGTATAGCTGAAGTGTTTGTAAATCCAACAAGAGCCGAATATAAAGATGCCCTTGAAGCCAGCAAAGGAAAAGCTATGATGCATCCTCCATCTGTCAGAGCATTTTATGATCCTAGTTCTGATAAAATATGGATTTGGAGGGGAGATATTCTTCATGATTCAGTTCTAAGATCAAGATCTGAAATACCAAGTAAAAGTCTAAAGTTTATTCTAGAGCCTATAACAAAAAGGCTTTTTCTTTATGGGGATGTTAATTTGTCTAGACTTGCTGGTGAGAAGGGAATGAAGGCAATAGAAGAAGTTGAAAACAAGGCAAGAAAGAAAATTAAAACATTTGCTCCAGAATCTAGTAGCTGGAAATTGGTGTCAATGTAATGAGATTTTTAAAATATTTAATAGAGAAATGGGAATCATCTTTTAAAGATCCTGAAGCAGGTATAACAGAGATCTTTGCAAATCCAACAAGGGCTGAGTTCAAAGATATTCTCTCAGCTAGTAGGAGTAGTGCTTTAAGATATTGGAGAGAGATTCCAGTCTCAGCTAGAGGTTACTACGACAAAGCTAAAAATATCATGTGGATGTGGAGGGGAGATGTTCTTCATAATATAGTAAGAAGAAAACTTCCTGCTGCCAGTGAGTTTGATCTTATACGAATTGAGGTAGATACTTCTAATAGAGAGATGTATATATATGAACCAATCAAGGATAAGAATGAACCTGAAGATCTTACTAATGTAAAAATGGTGGTGAAAAAGATTAGAAGTTTTGCACCACAAACCAAAGGATATAGGATTAAATTTTTTCGTGGATTCAGCCAATATGATTTTACCAGGACAGATTTGAAATTATGAAATTCCAAAAATATCTAACAGAAAAATATTGGGGAAGGGTTGAATCTAGATGGACAGGCATGAATCTAGAGATTTTTGAGAACCCATCTAAGAAGGAATTTTTAGATGCTGCTGCTATTGGTATAGTCGAGAAGTATGTTAGGTTTATTGCAGATCCAAAAAGAAAAAAGGTTTATGTATGGAGTGCCAATGCTATTCATGCTGATATGGTTCCAGAGATTTATAATAAATCATATGCCAATGTAATTTTTAAAGTGCTCCCTGGAACTGCTAAACAGCAGGGGGGAAGATGGGTTATAATAGCCACTGATGAAGTTGAAGTTACTCCTGATAGATATAATTGGATCATGCAACATGATTGGTCATGGGCAGACAGATATATTGAAGTTACTCCATGGATAAAAAAACTTCGTATAGGTAAAGCATATGAAAGTAAGCTGGAAAAGTACTTGACAGAAAAGTGGGTTCATAGTACAAATATAAGACCTTTTGGAAAGACATTATTTGTTGAAATTTTCCAGAATCCCTCAAAAGCTGAGTATAGAGATGCTGCTAAGGCAAGTAAGACTGGTATTATTCCTGCCTTGAGAGGAAGACTGGCAACAGGCTTTATTACACCCCAAGGGGATGTTTGGTTATGGAGAGGGGATGTTTGGCATTATGATCTTCCTCAAGATGCTCTCAATAAAATAGGAAGTGGTACAAAAGGTTTTCATTTTGGATTTAGTGAGAATGAAGTTTCCCTATATAGCAGTGAATTTAAACAAATAACAAAAAAGCTTGCATTAAAATTAGTAGATAGATTGGCCAAGATAGAACCTAAGCTAAAAACTGCACAAATATTAATAGATGATATGTATCTAGATCAAATAGAAGAAGATGCTAAATGGTATTTGAAAACTACAGTGAAGGTACGTCAGTTGGAAGGTGATAAGTTCAATGTTTTTACAACTAGAAGTGGTAACCAGGAGAGAAAAGGATTTTGGAGTAGATCTAAAAAATTAAATCAAACTAAACAACAAGTAGATAAATGGATTGAAAAAGTTAAAAAAGATTCTGAGACAGTAGAAGTTATAAATGAAAAAGACTTATTGAAAGAAAATAGAAATATTCCTGGTCATTTGGGAACAGGACCGGATGTATGGGATATATTATTGGAGCCACAGGATGCACCACCTGAAACAGATTCCAGGGGTAATTACATATTATATCATGGAACAATTCTCAGCACTGCCAAAGAAATTATAAAGACAAAATTAGTGAAACTATCTAAGGGATGGGGAACAGGTGTAACAACAACACCATGGGAAGCAAAAAGTTATGCAGGAATGAAGAGAATAGATGTTGGTGGACTTAAGACAGGAGAGAAAGCAGCAGTGCTTCAAATGGTGATAGATAAAGATTGGTTCCATAAACAAGTTGTTCAAAGAGAAATCGGTGGACATGGTAAAAACGAATTTCTAATAAGAGGGGATATTGTACCACAGGCTATTAAGAAGATAAAGATCTGGAGAACTTTTCCATGAAATTTAATCAATATTTAATTGAGACAGCATTAAAGAAACCTATTGCTTATCATGGATCTTATAGTAAGGATATTAAAAAGTTTTCTACAAGGAGAAGGAAATCAGAAACAGGAGTCAGATTACTTGGTGCATATTTTACAGATTCAGAAGAAATGGCAAGATCCTTTGGTGATCATGTTTATAAAATTCAACTTACCTTTAGCAAACTTATTGATATGACAAAATGGGGTCCAGGCAGTGCAGATGATAATTTTATTAAAGCCTTACCAGCACTAAAACCCAAAGAGCTAGAAGATTATTTAAGATTTGAGTATCGTGGTAAGAACTCACCATACAATGTTATAGAGACAATAGATGGTAAATATGATATACTTAAAAGATGGAAAAAAATGGGTTATGATGGTATAGCATATTGGGAAGATCACTTTAGTAAGAAGGGAATAACATATATACCGTTTTACCAGACTCAGATTAAGATATTGGAAATGATATGAGACTAACAACTTTTCTTATAAATGAAGCAGCAGAAGCATTGAGAGATTGGAATAAGTACGTCAAGAGGAATAGAATGCTTGCCAGTGCCGTTATAGTACTTAAGAAGATAGCATCTAGGGGCTATAAAGCTTTTATAGTTGGTGGTGCAGTACGTGATATTGTACTTGGCAATCAGCCGAAAGATGTAGACATTGCAACTAACATGCCGATGGATGAACTAGCAAAAATATGGAAAGTTGCCGATATTGGTAAGTCAAAAGACTTTGGAATTGTCATAATTAAAGAAGGTGGTACTGTATTTGAAGTTGCACAGTTTAGACAAGATGGGAAATATATAGATGGTAGAAGACCTGAATCAATTCAGATTGCAGGTTCCTTTAAAGAAGATGTATCAAGAAGAGACTTTACCATTAATGCAATGGGCATTGATGTTGATGGCAATATTATAGACTATTTTGATGGAAGGAAAGATATTAAAGATAAGGTTCTGAGAACTGTTGGAGATCCTATGAAAAGGTTCTCAGAGGACAAGTTACGAATCATGAGAGCAGCACGTTTCTCTGCTCAACATGGTCTTGATATAGAACCTGCTACACAAAAAGCTGCAAAGAAGTTATCTCAGGACATTACTAAACTTCCCATGGAGAGAATTAAAGATGAGATATTTAAAGCAGCAAAGCTAGAGGGCAGCAGGTTTGCAGTCTATTTACAAATTTTAGATCAATTTAAAGTATTGAAGTTTATCTTACCGGAGTTAGTAACTCTTAAGTGGCTTAAACATGCACCAGCACATCATCCAGAAGCACCTACAGTTTGGGGTCATGTGATGGCAGCACTTAAAGCCAGCAACACAACAGATCCTATAAAGAATCTGGCAATTCTACTTCATGATGTTGGAAAGACAATTACTCAAGGAGTAAAGGCAGGAGTCCCTACTTATTATGGTCATGCAGAAGCAGGTGTTAATTTAGTTAATAGTATAGCTGATAGATTGAGAATGTCTAATAAAGAGAGACAGGCACTTCTTTTTGCAGTAGGGAATCATATGAAGTTTCATGATCTATTTAAAATGAAACCATCTAAGATTGCCAAATTGGTTAATGATGAAAATTGGGATGTCTTAGTAGCAGTTGGTCAAGCCGATGCATGGGCAAGGGGTCCAGAGTTTAAACATTATAAGAAATGGGAAGAGATGATTGACCATGCTATACAAATCAAAAACAAGTGGGGTATTAATCAAGTTAGCAAGATTAATGCCATTGTTGATGGTAATCAGATTATGAGACTAACAGGACTCAGGCCAGGACCAAAAATCGGAGAGATTAAAAATAAGATCCTGGAATGGGTAGTTGATAATAACATCACTGATCAACAAGAGATAGAAAATAAAATCAAAGAATTAGCTTCCTAGTTTACAATCCAAAAAAAATTTGCTAGAATTGTGGACAAAACCAGATTTTACTATAATAGAATAGTGAAGGGAGATAAATATGTATGATAGAACCTCAAGTGAAGCTTGCTGCTAGGTTGTGGACCAAAGTAGGATTGAATGTTCTAGATGAGTTTGAATCAAAAAATTGGAAACTTTCTTTTCAGGATATTACGGATACCTTCAATGAAGCCTTTTGGTGTTATGACATTAGGTTTTTCTTTAGTGAGAGTCCTGCCGATGATGGACTTAGAAGATATGTAGAAGGTGGACTTTTTCACTATGATGGTCTTATAGAAGTTTTTCTAACCCAAAAGTTTTATACCTTTCTACAGAAGCTAAGATTCAAAAAAGATTATATGGCTAGGTGGATAAACTTTGGGAAGAATTTATTTCTAGAGGAATATCTTGAAGTAGTCTCTCATGAACTTCTTCATAGAAAGCAGTGGGAATTAGGAATGAGACATGGAGTGGAAACTGCTAGTAATGGAGAAGAGTCTATAGAGCATTTTTCTGATTATACAGAAATTCAAGCCCATGCTCAAGATACAGCTTTAAATATTTTAATTAATAGATCTCTAATGTCACAATATTATTATATTGGTTGTTATAATGATCTATTCGGTAATGACAGTCCTATCTATAAAACCTTTATGAAGAATCTCCAAAGATTTTTGGGAATGATGATAAAAGATCAAATTCATCTCCTATTCCAAGAAAGCACTCCTTTACATAAAACTTCTCAGAATAATATAATCTCATCCTTTTATCAGCTTGATCATCAAAATATTTACACATGTCTGCAATGTCAATGATCTGTGCTCCATCTACTTTCTCAATATGCTTACGGAGAGATCTTCCTATTGATTGAAGCACTCTGATCTTGCTCTTAAAGGGTGCTGCCATTATGAGGTATTTGAGTGGTGGTATATTGATGCCATGCTGAAACTTTCCATAAGTAGCAATCAGCACCAAGTCCCTTCTTTTAATAGCTTCTTGTCTCCAGAACTCGACTTCCTCATCAGTTGAAGTCTTGCCCGATATAAATACTACCTCTTTATTAAGATTAGCTTCTTTGAAAATTCTCTTGAGAATCTGTCCCTCAAGGTCTACTCTACCTACAAGTAGCAGTACTGTTGAGTCTATCTGTTCAACAATGTCTGTAAGTAGTTTCATTCGATAGGGATGGTTGAAGATATCATCTCTCACTTCAGGATAACGTCCACCATATTTTTCATAGTACGGATCATCATAGTCAATATTAATTACATTTACATTGCACTTTGCCACATAGCCCCATTTGGCAAGAAGCTGTGATGGATAGTCTTTAATAACAGGACCAAGGTAAGCCTTGACATTCCAGTTGTCCATATATCCTGCATGTAGAGTTCCGGTGAATCCTAGCCTGTATTGTGCTCTTGTTGCCTTACCTAAGATCTTTCGTATTTGGAAAGCACCTGCTTGATGGGTTTCATCTATAATAATTGTGTTGTATAGATTTATAAACTTAACATATTTCTTTTTTGAAAGAGTGTGCCAAGTTGATATAACGTATGGCTTATCAAATTGTTTTGCTTTCTCCCAAACAGAACCAATATCTTTTGGATCAATGCCATAGTCTTTAAGATCACCAATGAATTGTGTAATTAAATTAGTTGTTGGTACTATAACAATTTGTCTTTCACTTATTCTAAAGTCTCTTAGGATCTTCATTATATAAGCAATCATTAAGCTTTTCCCACTAGCAGTTGCAGATCTAATTATACCTTTAGTGGTTCTTATTGCACCATCTATACAGTCTTGTTGATAATCATATGGGCAGAGATTGAGGTCGAATTTATAGTTTAGAAGTTGCCCCCTGAAAAGTCCCGATACATCAGGATCTATATCTAGTGTATAATGAGACCAATGTTTTTTGTGGTGTCTTACAATATCCATGAGAAGACCATAAGGCACACTTCTGTTTGGCTTGAGGAACATGGATGCTCTACCATCCCATCCACCTCTCTTAAATTGTGGCATGTGATAATAATTAGGCACGAAATCCGATAGGGTTTTATGAAGGTCTTTGAGGTATTTTTCGTCTTCAGTATTTATTTGGATTCGAAGGGGATTGGTGTCAAGCTTTTTAATCTGTACTATCAAATTATATGTTTCCTTTTAATGAATCTAGAAAGTTCTTCATATTCCACTGCTGCTTCTCCATTCCAGCAACACACATCTTGAAGAACTCTACTTTTAACTTTTGCCTTGCTAAGATTTTTTTCATATGAATTACTTTTGAATCTTGGGGAATGTAGTAGGCTTTTATTTCTGATTTATCTAGTTCTCTATCATCATTGAATCTATAGTAGTTATATCTTTGCCCAATTAATTTTTCTAGCAGTCCTTCTAAGTATTCATATTCAGCTTGTGCCTTAACTAATAGATCTCTAAATTTCACTACCCAGAAGGTATTGTCTTGTAACTTTTCGGCAATATCTAATTCAGAGAATCTAACCATCTCATCAATTTGATATTCATTATACAGTTCTTCTAATATCTTTTCTCTTATTTCTTTTTCTGTTAGTTTTTTATCTTCTGACATATGCATCCTCTTATATATTTATTGCTATTTTCCTGCATTATAGCATAAATAAACCCAGAGGTTAACATTTCAGTTCAAATAGTTTATAATCAAAAATATGACAAAGCAAACTACATGGTGGGAAGAGTATAATGCTAAATGCCTTGCCTGTAAGAAGAAGTGCAAGCAAAGTGCAAAAGTAAAAGTAGTAGTTTGTCCTCTATATGAACCAAAGGAGAACGAAAAAGATTAATGTCCTTTACAGAAACTATCCTCATCAAGTCTCTATTACTTGATAAAGCTTATCTAGCATCAATAGCAACAGCAGTAGAAGCAGCATATTTATCATCACCAGCAGCAGCAGATATATATGGAACTGTGCTTAACTATTTTAATAGATATGATGATATACCACCTCAAGATATTATAATAAATGAAATAGAAGATGTAGAAAGACAGGAACGAGCAAGAGATTTTCTTAATGAGATAAATGCTATTGAGTTTGATGTTGCTAGACAGTATGAATACCTAATAGACAAAACCGATGAATGGCTTAGAGAAAAGGCAATGAAGCAAGCCATTCTGAAGTCAGTGGATCTCATAGATGATAAGGACTATGGATCTATTAGGAACAATATAGAATCAGCCTTGGGTAAGACCATCAAGCTCAAGCTAGGCTTAGATTATTTTGGCACACTACGAGAACGAATAAGTAGGATTAGAAAATTTTCTGATAATAGACTTCCTACTTATTATCCTATTTTTGATGAATATCTTAATGGTGGTTTTCCACCATATACTCTTTCTGTTATAGTTGCTGCTATTCATGGGTTCAAGTCAAATACATTGGCTAACATTATGGCACGTCAAGTTCTTGCAGGACATAATGTTGCTTTGCTAACTCTTGAAATGTCTGAAGATGCTTTTGCCCAGAGGTTTGATAGCATTCTCTCTTGTATGGACATCAATAAGATTTATAGAGGGGATGAAAACATACTTAAGCTTTATAGGAAGCTAAAGAGCATTTCCCAAAGAGAGGGCTTAGGGAAGCTCTACATTAAAGAATTTCCTACTGGTGAAGCTACAGTTCTTGACTACAAGGCTTATATAAGAGAATTGAGTTTGAGAGATGTAAAGCTGGATGCAATCTATGTTGACTATATAAATTTAATGAAGCCAAGTTATGGTGGGTCTAGACATGATTTATATGTGGATGTCAAAAGGATTGCTGAAGAGCTAAGAGCATTGGGATTTGTTTTCAATATACCTATTATTTCAGTAAGCCAGTTAAACCGTCCTGGTACATTGACAGATTTTAAATCTGTTTCTTTTAGCTATATTGCAGAAAGTATGGGCATTCCAGCAACAGCAGATTTTATAGCAATCTATGGTGTTGATGAAGATAAACTAGTTTATGAAAATGAAATACACTATAAGATTGAAAAGAATCGTTTAGGTGGACGTGTTGGGGAGGTTGATCAATTTTATTTTGATGCAAGAAGTTTAAAGATGTATGATTCTTCAGAAGAGAGTTTGTGGATAGAAGAAGCTGCACTTTCACATGATCAAAGAAGACTACGTGGAACAGGAGGGAATGGCAATGGACACAATGATGTATAAAATAGAAGGTATGCCAGGAATCAATGTTGAACGAATTAGACCCGATGCTTTCATGCCAGAAAAAGCCTACCCAGATGATAGTGGCTATGATATTCGTATCCCTCAAGGTTTACAATTCCATGTAAATGAGTTAAAATTAGTAGAAATAGGAATAAGAATAGAACTTCCTAGAGGATGGGAATGTCAAGTTAGATCTAGATCCAGTTTACCTCTTAAGCATGGTTTGATCTTTGCTTTAGGTGTTGGAACTATAGATAGTGGATATAGGGGGGAAATAAAAGTACCCCTTCTTAATATCAGTGATATGCCTGTTCAGCTTGAAAGAGGAACAGCAGTTGTTCAGCTAGTTTTTCATAAGCTGGATAGTATGTATATAAGGGAAGCACCTGTTTCACTTGATACTGAAAGGGGAGAAGGAGGTTTTGGAAGTACAGGCTTATAGAAAGGAATTTATGGAAAATGCCAAACGATTTGGCCTATGAAATGTTGAAACAGATGCAGCAGATGAATCTTCACCAAGATACAGGACCGTTTAGAGGAATAGGTGATTTCATTAATTTTATAGGTTTGATTGTTGTAGGTGGTTTTATATTGCTTTGGTTTTTAAGAAAAGCTGTGATGGGGGTTATTGAATATGTCAGAGAGAAAAGAATTAAATAGGTATATTGTATTTGAAGGCAATGATGGTAGTGGAAAAACAACTATAGCAGAAACAATTGCTCAAAAGCTTAGGGGAGATGTTGTTTATACCAAAGAGCCAGGATCACCACACTTGAAATTCTGTAAAGATGTACGTCAATTAATCATCCATGGTAAAGAACAGAATTTGGATGATATCACATATGCCCACCTTTTTTATGCAGATGCACATGAAAATTTAAGACAGATAGTAGAACCTTCACTAAAAGCAGGTAAGTGGGTTGTAAGTGATAGATCTGTCCTAAGTAATTTGGCATATTGGCCCATCAATGTACAGTATGTTCACTTAAAACATCATGATTGGTTTGCAGATTTAAACCCACTGATTTTTTATTTATATGTAACACCGGAGGAATGTTTACGAAGAATTACAAGTAGAGCCAAAGAAATGAATGAATTTGAAAAGTCACATGTAGTAGATAAGCTTGAAACAATACATTGGAGATATGAGAATTTAGTTCTTGATGAGATACTGTCAAAGGAACTTACCTATCATCAAATTAATAACATGAGACCCATTGAGGATGTTATTGATGTTGTATGGGGTTTAATAATCTCTAACTATAAGGAGGTATGAAATGGATCAGTTGTTGAATACAGGAAATAATTTGTTGGCTTATGTTCCTCCACTGATGATAGTTGTGTTGGTAATTGTTGGAATCAGGTTTGTAAAAACACTTATCAAAGTGGGTGAGGTCTGGGAGAAGGATGAGAAACTGGCAAACAGATTGAAAAAAAGCTACATGTGGCAACTTTTTATAATGGCACTTGCTCTCTTCTTTCTTGTTTTTGCTGGCTTTTTTGCCTATGGTCCTGGCAAAAGACAGAAGACAACTGACTATCAAAAGTCAGGATGGATGGAACGAGTAAAAGAACTTCCTGATGAAAAGCCTATTGCTGTTATCACTCAGGAAGGTGAAGCAAACAAGGATAAAACTGGCACACTTCCTAAAGTGGCTTCAGAGGAAGAATACAAGCAAAGTAAGGAAGAAGCAGATAAAGAAATAGATGAAATTCTAAAAAGAAGACAATAATAGAAAGGAGAATATGTTATGAGAAGATTCAAAATGTTGATGTTGGTTTTAATGGTTGTAGCAATGTTTATTGCTACTGGTTGTACTGAGAGGGTTCCACCTGGATTTATCGGAATGGTTATGACTCCAGGTGGTTTGACTGGTGAAGTTCTTGCACCAGGAAACCATACTTGTTACAATCGTGATAGAATGATCCTCATTGAGTATGTTGAAAAGGCATATACAGAACCTTTAAGTATTCTTTGTGACGATGATCTTAACTTTAAATTTGATCTTAAGATTCGTGTTATGACACTTGCCGATGATAATAAGGCAGTCATGGAACTTTTGGGTAAGCAGGGTTCTCAGATCACATGGGATGGTGATATAGGTGTTTTGCCATTTGATATTCTATATAAAACATATGTTGCCGATCCTGCAAGATCTATAGCAAGAGGGGTTGTGTCAAAATATAAGACAACCGATATTCGTAATGCTAGAGATGAAATTACAAAAACAATTACAGAAAAACTTACTAAATCTGTTCAGGGAACACCTGTAAAAATCACTCTCATAGCTACTTCAAATTTCGATTATCCTGATGTTATCACTAAAGCTGTGGAAGATAAGAGAAGACGTGAAATTGAAATTGAGACTGAGAAAGCAACTCAGGCTATGGAAATTCTTAAGCTAGATAATAGGAAAATTCTGGCTCAGAAGAGAAAGCAGGTTCGTGCTACTGAAGCAGAAGCAGAAGCAGTTTATGTAACTGTTATGGGTAAGGCACTAACTTCTGACTACCTTAAGCTGAGAGAAATTGAGAGGGATATAACCCTTTATGAAAAAGTTTCTCCAGGTGATAAAGTTATAGTAACTGGCAATGGTGGTATTACACCTTTGATTGATGTCACACCTGCTACAAGGAAATAAAATTTGAAAGGAGAAAATGGGGAGGGGCAACCTCCCCTCTATTAGAATTATGCCAGAATATACTTTTAATGAATTATACAGAAGGTTATCTGCTCAAGAAGAACTTATTGTTAGTCTTAGTAGTAAGGTTGATAAGCTTACAGAGATAATAGATCTTCTCAGACGAACTAAGAAAAGAAACCATGTTTATCTAGCTGGAAGCATCTCAAGAGATGTTAGAACTTATGAGTGGAGAGAAGAGTTTGAAGAATTAATGAGGGATGATCCTAACTTTGTTATAGTGAATCCTTGTAAGAATAAATTCAATCAGAGCATACGAGACTTCCAAGGAGACAATACTGCTTTCATTAAAGAAGCTGTTGCTAGATCTCAGGGCATCTTGAAGCCTAAAGACTTTCAACTTATAAGCATGTGTAATATAATGGTAGTTAATCTTGCAATCTATGTTCCATCAAAGCAACCATTAGGAACTGTCTTTGAGTGTTGTTGGGCAAGAGACACTTTGAATATGCCTGTTATCGGTATTCATGGAAATGCAAGAAATTGGATTCCACCTACTTATGAGGAACGAATTAAGATTGCTCAAGAGTATTTGGAGACCGGAAGTGTTGACCATATTCCAATGGAGAATATCTATGTGAAACATACATGGATAGATGATACAGTATCATCCTGGGTTGAATCTGTTCCTGAAGCAGTTCAGTTTTTGAAGGAGTTCTTTGGAGAGTATTAAATGTTAACCACAAAACAAATACGAATGCTAGTATTGCTAGATAATAAGATTCGTGTTTGTAAAAAATGTGACCTGCATAATAACGGTAGATGTAAGCCATTTTATACAAAAGAGTCCAGGTATGCTATAATTGGTGAAGCACCTGGATCTAATGAGGTAAGGGATAATGAACCCTTTACCGGAGCAGCAGGTGATATATTGTGGGAGACCATGGCTGATCATGGTTTGGAGAAAGATAAATTTCTTATAATTAATAGTGTCAATTGTAGACCTGTTGATGAAAACCAATCATGGAAGAATGGTAAGCCAACTGAAGATCAACAAGACTGTTGCAGGGAATGGGTTAGAAAGTATATAAGAGTATTTGAGCCAGAGAAAATATTAGTATTAGGTAATTATGCAATGTATAGTGCATTAGGACATGGACAAGGAATTATGAAACTTAATGCAACTATTATTGATGAGAACCAAGTAAATTTTGCTCTGGCAGGTACACTTGGATATGATAATGCTCCTTATGTTTTAAGTGTTCATCCTGCATTTTGCATTTATAGAAAAGATGAGGGATTGCAGATGCTCTCAGAGAGTATAGCAAGATTTAAAGAAATAGAACCACCTTCACCACCTATGCCTGATTTTGTCACTGACTTTTTGGAGGATGAAGAGTTATGGAAAATCTAGATGTCAATGTAGATAGGGAATTTTCTTTGTATAGGCTTAAACTAGAACCAGGAGAGATATTAATTATAGAAATTCCTTCTAAACTGTATTTCAAAATGAATAATGTTCAGAAGATAGTTGATATAGCAACAAGTATGCTTAGAAATGTAGGATTAAATAATCCTGTTATGGCTACACCTGATGATATAAAAATTGGCAAAATAACTCCTGCTCTAATAGAGCCAGAGCCAGATGGTTTTGAAGAAGGAGACTTTGAATTGTGAGCCATAAGCATTTCTTCTTTCCAAAACATATACGGTCAAGATTACTGGAATTTTGCTTGGAATGTGAACATCATGAAGCAGTTCAAAGGGAACGAGTAGTAAGTTATTGCAAGCTAGAAAATTGCTACTCTGAAAATTCTGATTGTGTTCTCGACAAAGCACTGGATGAATTTCTAGAAAGAAATGAAGTAAAATCAATTCATATAATTAATAAAGCATTACATGGGAGAAGCTAATGGCTAAAAATTTTGTAGTATGGCAATGGGGAGATAGATATGTAAACCATGGTAGAGTAGTTGAGGATGCAGAGCATGTTGTTCTTGTAGAGATAAGAGATGTTAATGGCAATCTCCATCAATTGGCTCTACCAAAGGGAAGTTTTAGGTTTAAGTTCTTTAATACTGAAAAAGAAGCAAAGGAGTTCCTTGATAGTTAATGTTTATTAATACTTACTATGAAACAAAAGAATCAACCATGCATATATGGGAGATGGTTGATGGAGTTCCCAATTATAGAACACAATATTGGATTCCATACGTTTTCCTTAGAGCTACAGGTGGAGATGTAAAAACAATTGATGGTCACCAAGTAGCTAAGAAGACCTTTGACTCCTATCAAGACTATTACTCTTTCTGTAAGGAAAGGGTAAACGTATATGAGAATAAAGTTAGACCAGAGATACAATTCTTGGCTGAAACCTATCATCAAATACCGGATGATGAAATAGAAGTTCCTAAGCTTAAGATTTATTCCCTTGATATAGAAGTTGCTCATGAAGATAGTTTCCCGAATACTAGGAATCCAGAGTTTCCTGTAGTTCTGGTGACTTTATATGGTGGAGATAGATCTGTAACTTTTGGAGAAAAAGAGTATACTGGAGAACTTCCTAAAGATACATATTACATTCAATGCAATGATGAATCAGAGTTATTACGAAAACTCTTTGCCTATATGAACAAGTATCCTTGTGATGTCCTTACAGGATGGAATATTTATAATTTCGACTTACCATATTTAATTAATAGATCTAAAAAGTTGTTTGGGGAAGACTCTAAGATCTTTGCAGGTATGTCACCTATTAATATAGTTAGGGTATGGGATTCTGAAAAAGGTGATACTAATATAGATATTGCTGGAGTTACAATCTTAGATTATTATGATATCTATAAGTGGTATGGGCCGAATTTAGAATCATATAGACTAGACTATGTTGCATATCATGAATTAGGTGAAGGTAAAATAGACTATTCTCATTATGAGGATCTTAGAGAAGTTTATAGAGAGGACTGGAATCTCTATGTTACTTATAATAGAACAGATGCAAAAAGGGTATATCAGTTGGAAGAGAAGTGTGGTTATATAAAACTTGTGCAGTCTCTTTCTCTTCTAACTAAATGCCCAATGAAATATTATCACACAATGACTCAGTTGATTGAAGGTGCTCTTCTTACTCACTATAGAAGAAACAAGATGTGTGCTCCTATCTTTATTGGTGGTTTTCAAGAGACCTTTGAAGCTGCATATGTCAAGGAACCACAACGTGGCAAGCATGAATGGATAGTTGATCTTGATATAGTATCTTCTTATCCAACTGCAATTATAACATTGAACATGTCAACGGAGACATACTTTGGAAAGATTGTAGGATTGCCTGAAGATCAAGTAATGGAGTACACTAAACAGAGAGAATTTCCAGACTTTGATATATTTAAGGATGTATCTGGCATTGTTAATTTTCGTGGTCCAAGAAAAGACAAGTTCAATGAATCATTGAAAAGAAAATTATTAGCTATTGCTCCGAATGGTTCTGTATTTACTACCCATAAAATAGGAACACTTGCAGAAGTACAGAGAAATATCTTTGCAAAACGAAAAGAAGTTAAAGGTAAGATGATTGAGCTTAAAAAGCAATTGGCCGAAAAGGAAGATCAGAAGATGAAGGAAAGAGCAAAGCAATTGTTTGATCTCCAGTGGGCCTTAAAGATCCTTCTCAATGCTATGTTTGGAGTTACTGCTGTGCCTTATAGCAGATACTTTAATACAAGCATTGCAGAAGCTATTACAGCTTGTGGTAGGCAAACCATCAAAGCAGGTGAGAGATATGTAAATGAGTATCTTCAAACAAAGTGGGTTCATGATGAAGAGTTTATGAGCATCCTGTATGATGAAATGTATGATCCAGACCTTGATAAGGATATGGTTGAGCATACAGAAGATACAGATTGGGTTGCCTATATAGATACTGATTCACTCTTCATTAAGATGGGAGAGTTTCTTAAGAGGGTTGTATCAGCTAAGAGTAAATGGGCAGACCTTAATGATGAAGCCAAGATAGAAAAGGTGAGGAAATTATCTCAGTGTATTGAGAAAATTGTTAATGAAAAATGTTTCGTCAACATACAGAAAGCAGCATACAATTCTCCGGTAGATGATTTCACTATTCTCTTCAAACAAGAGATAGTTGCCAAAAGTGCTATCTTCATTATGAAGAAAAAATATGCTTATTGGGCAGTCAATGAAGAAGGAGCACCTTGTGACAAGATATCAATTACCGGATTGGAAATGGTTAGATCTGATACTGCTGAAGCTGTGAGAATCGTGCTTAAAGAAGTAGTAGACATGATCTTGAGAGATGCTACTGACAAAGAGATTATAAAGAGAGTAGATGAATGTAGAGATAGTCTGAAGAAAGTATTCCCAGAGGAAATAGCAGCAAACATAGGCATCAACAAGCTTGATAAGTATCTGACTAAAGAGGGATGGAGGAAAGGTGCTCCTTGGCATGTCAAAGGAGTTTGGAATTATAGAATGCTGCTGAAGGAATTAGGCATTGAGAACGAATATGAAGATATTCCTAACGGCACAAAAGCTAGAGTTGTTTATGTAAAGCCTAATCCTTACGGTGTTGAGACAATCAGCTTTTTACGTTGGCCAAAGGAATTTGATAAGGTTGTTCAAATTGATTATGAAACTATGATAGACAAGTTCTTTTTAAAGAAGATTAAGACACTATTGAAGCCAATGGATAAAGAAGAATTGATTGATGGTATGGCAAAAGAACGATTGGGGATATT